CCATCGAGATCGACGGCGTGGTGCGGCCGATGAAGCTGACCCTGGGGGCGCTGGCCGACCTGGAGGCGGGTCTGGGCGAAGCCTCGCTGATCGCGCTGGTGGAGCGGTTCGAGGCGGGGCGGTTTTCGGCCCGCGACGTGCTGGCGCTGATCGTGGCCGGGCTGAGGGGCGGCGGCTGGGCGGAGTGCTCGGTCGCGGGCCTTGCGGCGGCCGATATCGGCGGCGGCGCGGTGGGTGCCGCGCGGGCGGCGGCGGCGCTCTTGGCGCGCAGCTTCGCGCTGCCGGGCGAGGGCGGCCATGGGCTTTGAAGGGTCTTCGTTTGACTGGCCGGGGCTGATGCGGGCCGGGATGCTGGGACTGGGGCTGAAGCCCTGGGAGTTCTGGCGGCTGACCCCGGCCGAGCTGCGGCTGATGCTGGGCGAGGCGCCGGCGCCGGCGATGGGACGGTCGCGGCTGGAGGAACTGGCGCGGCAATGGCCGGATGGGAAAGGGCGGACGGATGCAGGACTTTGAGGCGCTGGACGGGTTCGACGCGCGGCTGGACGCGCTGGAGACCGCGCTGGGGGGCGCGACCGCGATGACGGCGGCGTTCGAGGCGGAATTGTCGAAGATGCAGGCGACGGTGCTGGACACCGGCAAGGATGTCTCGGTGCTGTCGGGCGGGATCAGCCGCGGGCTGAGGCGGGCCTTCGACGGCCTGGTGTTCGACGGGATGCGCCTGTCGGACGCGCTGAAGGGCGTGGCGAAATCGCTGGTCGATACCGCCTATGCCGCCGCGATCAAGCCGGTCACCAGCCATCTCGGCGGTCTTCTGGCCGAGGGCGTGGCCGGGATCATGAACGGGCTTCTGCCCTTCGAGAAGGGCGGCTCGTTCGTGCAGGGGCGGGTGATGCCGTTCGCACAGGGCGGCGTGGTCTCGGGGCCGGTGCGGTTCCCGATGCGGGGCGGCATGGGGCTGATGGGCGAGGCGGGGCCGGAGGCGATCATGCCCTTGTCGCGCGGCAGCGACGGCAAGCTGGGCGTGCGGATGGACGGCGGCGGCGGGCGGCCGGTGCAGGTGGTGATGAACATCACGTCGCCGGATGCCGAGAGCTTCCGGCGGTCCAGCAGCCAGATCGCGGCCGAGGTCGGCCGGGCGATCCAGCGCGGCAACCGGAACAGGTAGGGGGCAGAGATGGATTTCCACGAAGTACGGTTTCCCGCCAATCTGAGCTTCGGCTCGGTCGGCGGGCCGGAGCGGCGGACCGAAGTCGTCACGCTGGCCAACGGCCACGAGGAGCGCAACGCGCCCTGGGCGCATTCGCGCAGACGTTACGATGCGGGGCTGAGCCTGCGGTCGCTGGACGACATCGAGGTGCTGGTGGCGTTCTTCGAGGCGCGGCGGGGCCGGCTGTTCGGATTTCGCTGGAAGGATTGGGCGGATTTCAAATCCTGCCCCGCATCGAAGTCGCCGGATTTCCGCGACCAGGTGATCGGGATCGGCGACGGCGTCACGAAGGTCTGGCCGCTGGCCAAGGTCTATGCCTCGGGGGTCAACGACTACCTGCGCCCGATCCGGAAGCCCGTGGCGGGCACGGTGACGCTGGGTATCCAGCGCGAGCCGTTGCAGGAGAGCCTCCACTGGGAGATGGACCCGGCCACCGGACTGGTGACGTTCGAGGTGGCGCCCGAGGTCGGGGTCGAGATTACCGCGGGCTACGAATTCGACGTGCCGGTGCGTTTCGACACCGACCAGATCCGGACCTCGGTCGCCAGTTTCAAGGCCGGTGACGTGCCGACCGTGCCGGTGGTGGAGTTGCGGCTGTGAGCGGGTTTCCGGCCGGGTTCGCGGCGCATCTGGCGGGCGGGATCACGACGATCTGCCGCTGCTGGGCTGTAGTTCGGCGCGACGGCGTGGCGCTGGCCTTCACCGATCACGATGTCGATCTTGCCTTCGAGGGCCGGGTGTTCCTGGCCGAAAGCGGGCTGACGGCCTCGGCGGTGCAGCAATCGACCGGGCTGGCGGTGGACAACTCGGAGGCGACGGGGGCGCTGTCGAGCGGGCTGATCTCGGAGACCGACATCGCCGCCGGGCGCTATGATGGCGCGAAGGTGACGGCCTGGCTGGTGAACTGGGCCGATCCGGCGCAGCGGGTGATGGCGTTCCGGGGCGAACTGGGCGAGGTCAGGCGCGCGGCCGGTGCGTTCCGCGCCGAATTGCGCGGACTGGCCGAGGCGCTGAACCAGCCGCAGGGGCGGGTCTACCAGGCGCCCTGTTCGGCGGTGCTGGGCGATGCGCGCTGCCGGGTGGATCTGGCCGATCCCGGCTATTTCGCGGAGGTGCAGGTCGAACTGGTCGAGGACGGCAAGCGGTTCGTCTTTGCCGAGCTTGAGGGTTTCGACGATCGCTGGTTCGAGCGGGGGCGGCTGCGAGTGCTTTCGGGCGCGGGTGCCGGGCTGATCGGGGTGGTCAAGAACGACCGGCTGTCGGCCGCGGGTCGCAGGATCGAGCTGTGGGAGCGGTTGCGGGTCGAGGTCGTCCCCGGCGATCTGGTGCGGATCGAGGCGGGCTGCGACAAGCGGACCGAGACCTGCCGGCTGAAGTTCGACAACATCGTCAACTTCCGCGGCTTTCCGGCGATCCCCGGCGAGGACTGGCTGATGGCCGTGCCCGCCAACCAGGCGGTGAACGATGGCGGCAGCCGCAGCGGACCGAAGTTCGGCGCATGACCGGCGCCGGCATCGTGGCACTGGCGCGGGGCTGGATCGGCACGCCCTATGTGCATCAGGCCTCGAGCCGGGGTGCGGGGGCGGATTGCCTCGGGCTGATCCGCGGCCTCTGGCGCGAGGCGCTGGGCGCCGAGCCCGAGGCCGTGCCGGGCTATACCGAGGACTGGTCCGAGGCCAGCCATGACGAGCGGCTCTGGCGCGCGGCCGAGGCCCATCTGGTGGCGCGCGAGGGTTTGGCCGAGGGCGCGGTGATCCTGTTCCGGATGCGGGCGGGCGCGGTCGCCAAGCATCTGGGCGTGGTCTCGGCCCTGGGCCCGCGTCCGGCCTTCATCCATGCCTATTCCGGGCACTGCGTCACCGAAAGCCCGCTGAGTGCCCCCTGGGCGCGGCGGATCGTGGCAGTGTTCGACTTTCCCCAAAGGAGCGACTGATGGCAACGATCGTATTCTCGGCCCTGGGCGCGGCGGCCGGCGCCAGTGTCGGCGGCGGCGTGCTGGGGCTGTCCTCGGTGGTGATCGGGCGCGCCATCGGTGCCACGCTGGGGCGGGTGATCGACCAGCGGCTGCTGGGCGCGGGGTCGGAACCGGTCGAGACCGGGCGGCTGGAGCGGTTCCGGCTGACCGGTGCCAGCGAGGGTTCCGGGATCGCGCGGCTCCAGGGACGGATGCGGCTGGCGGGGCAGGTGATCTGGGCCTCGAACTTCCGCGAGAACCTGCGGCAATCGGGCGGCAAGGGGACTCCGGCGCCGCGGATCAATGAATACAGCTATACGGTGAGCCTGGCGGTGGCGCTCTGTGAGGGCGAGATCACCGGCATCGGGCGCGTCTGGGCGGACGGTCAGGAGATCGAGACGGCAGGACTGAACCTGCGGATCTATCCCGGCAGCGAGGAGCAGTTGCCCGATCCGGCGATCGAGGCGGTCGAGGGCGCGGGCACCGTTCCCGCCTATCGCGGCGTCGCCTATGTGGTGCTGGAGGAGCTGGACCTGACGCCCTTCGGCGGGCGGGTGCCGCAACTGAATTTCGAGGTGTTCCGGCCGCAGGACCGCGCGCTTCCCGGCGTGGACGACGATCCGGCACTGGCCATCCGTGGCGTGGCGCTGATCCCGGGCAGCGGCGAATACGCGCTGGCGACGACGCCGGTGACGTTCGATCTGGGCGCCGGCGAGGTGCGGGTGGCCAATGTCTCGACGCCCACGGGACGGACGGATATCGAGGCCTCGCTGGACGGGCTGGCCAACGAACTGCCGCGGGCAAAGTCGGTGTCGCTGGTGGTGTCCTGGTTCGGCGACGACCTGCGCGCCGGCGAATGCCAGATCGCGCCGAAGGTCGAGCAGACTGCGACCGACGCGACGATGCCCTGGCTGGTCTCGGGCATCGCGCGGTCGGCGGCAGAGCAGGTGCCGATGGCAGGCGGCTCTCCGGTCTATGGCGGGACGCCCTGCGATGCGTCCGTCGTCGAGGCGATCCAGTCGATGACGGGGCGCGGGCTGGAGGTGATGCTTTATCCGTTCGTGCTGATGGAGCAGCAGGCGGGCAACAGCCTGCCTGATCCGTATTCCGGGGGCACCGGCCAGCCGGTGATGCCGTGGCGAGGGCGGATCACCACCTCGCTGGCACCGGGCGTCGATGGATCGCCGGACGGAACCGCAGCGGCGGCGGCCGAGGTGGCGGCGTTCTTCGGGACGGCGCAGCTGTCGGATTTCA